CTGGGATGCTACGAATAGCAGTGGTCAGCCTTATGCTCGTTATGTTCATGATGCGCTAAGAGGAACAAGCGTGCCATACGCAAGACCGTGGACTCAAGACATTGCCATTCCAAGTCGGTTTGAACAAAGCATGGTAAAACGACAGCTTCTGGCCCGCATTCGCACGGTAATGGGTAAATGAAGATTGACTATCTATGGAGTGCAGACAACACTGTTCATGCCATTAATTGCTTGGTTGATGGCGCCGCCTTAGAAGTGGGCATTCTTTGCCTTGTTTCCTGCAGGGAAACGACCATTAGAATTGGCAACGACAATCATTCAATGTTGGTTGAAGTGCCGCCAGAATTTCGTTCTTCTCATGAGCGAGTGAAGGTGTTCAACGCATTGCTTAACATTCTTGATCATGAGCAAATACAGCTTTCTGGTTCAGACCAAAACTGAAGGTTATTTTGAGCTGCTGCCTGAAATTCGCCTTAAGAAATATGGCAGTTGGCTTGTTGCTGAATCCATTGAACAGGAAGAAATCAGCAAGCTGCAAAGCCAGGCTACCATTCGTGCCGTTCAACTTGCCAAGCGCATTGCTGCATCGCGTGAGATTCCCCTCGACGAGGCTTTCGCGCTTCTGCAAGGCGGTGGTTCCATCACCGAAGCCGAACTGCTTTCTGAGTTCACCGAAGAGACTCTGAGCATGATTACAAGCGGTTCGTCGGTGGAAGCTACCAATGCTCGCATGGTCACCGCTTTCATTCGTTCTCGCGGACAGGGTCTCATTGATGGTGAATGGCAAGATCTTGGTGATTGGGAAATTGAAGACACCAAAAACCTGCCGCGCAAATCCATTGCGAAAGTAGTGGAATTCATTGCTGAAGAGCAGAATGCTGAGACCCAGGAGGCTGTAGAAGCAAAAAAAGCGACGAAGAGGAATGGTCCTCAGTAGCAGAAAAGCTTGAAGCGCAAGCAAGGAAACAGCTTAAGAGCCTGACAGATTGGAACGAAATCTATTTCAGGCTCTCAGCTTCTGACTTTAAAGACGAGCGATGGAGTGCCAATAATTTTGGCCTCCAGAAGCTTGATGACGTTAAGCGTGCGCTTAAATACTTAGACAGGCATGACGTTGCAAAATACAACGTGAGCAGTGTTGCCGTTGCCAAGCTTGGCACGATGGCAGCAGGAATGATGGCGGGCAAGAAGAGCAAGGTAAAGCCTGAAGATTTCTTGCCATTTGACACGAAGCAACTTAAGAAGGAAGATGGCGTGACAGACGCTAGCTTGATTGCGCTTCAGCGTTTGATGAAGACAAGAAGGATGGACGGAAGAGTGATTGCATTGCTTGCTGACGAGCTAAAGGCTTTTGCTGGGCGCAATCAGGAACAATGATTATAGAATGAAGAGAACGTAGGCATATAGGCAAATGGCTCAAGACGCCGAATTGAAGCTGAAGGTAAGTCTTGACCTAGCATTTTTTAGGCAGCAATTAAGCACTGTTGGCGCTCAACTTGGCGGGCAGTCGCTACAGCTCAATATTCAGTTCAACAAGAAGAGCATTGTAGATCAATATCGCCTTCTCGATACTTACATTGGTCGTAAAACTTTTAAGGTAAAAATTGAAAGCAATACTCTTGATGTTCTCGTTGAAAAAGTAAGTACATTCAAGAAGAATCTCATTGCCTTAGGGAATGAAAAGATTAATTTGGCGGTCAATGTAACAAGCAATGTCGACGAGACTCGGAAGAGCATCAAAGAAAAGCTTTCTTCTGTTGAAGTCAAAACACAACTTGCCGATCCCGTAAATGTTGATGACTTCATTCGTGGCGTAGCGAAAAAAGTTGACGATCAGGTGAAGAAAAGCTATGCAGCGGGCGGCGTTCCCATTGCCACAAAGCTTGCATTGCCCGGCATTGCGGATTCGCTAAAAGCTTTGCAGAAAAATTTAAACCAAAAAGATCCACTGCGAGCAAAAGTCAGCACAACGCCGTCAATACTAAAAGCAGATGTAACCGCATTTAAAACTGCCGTCAGTGAAAAATTCAAGGACATCACCGTAAAGGTTAGAGCCGAACTTGACACCGCTACTACTGCTGCGCAAGGCGCTATTGCTGGACCTTCTCGCACTTTCTTGCAAGAGCTGAAAGACTTAGATAAGAGCGCTCTTCAAAATATTTATGGGGCCGCTGGCAAAGATGCGTTACTGGCGTTTGACGAAGGAATTATCAACAACAAAGCGAAAATGGTGCAAGCCTTAAGCAAGGCAGCAGAAGATGCAAGTGCTGGGTTTATTGCCGCGCTTGAAAATAAAAAGAGCGCTTTGTTTAAGGCTGCAGGCGAATACGGCGGTGCCTTGCTCAGCGGCTTGAAAAAAACCCTTAAGATACAATCTCCTTCGAGAGAGATGTTTGATATTGGCGATGATGCGGGCAAAGGTTTTGAACTCGGCCTGCTGAAAGCAATGGAACTAGCGGAGAAATCTGCTACCAGTCAAATGCGGCGGATGTTAGACCGTCTCGCTCGAATGGCGCTCATGATGGGAGGCATGAGTGCGGCGGCAATTAACAAACAAGTTGCGCAATCAAGAGCCCTGCCCAGTGTTAATTTTCCAGCGACTGTACCACCTAGTCAGAGCATTCCTATTGGACCATCTTCTACTGGCAGGACTCTTCCTGCTAGTCGTGCTGCCGCTGGATTGATTGGAGCTGCACAAGCTCCTGCAGGCTTACTGCCAAGCGCAACAAGACAGAGTGGACTCACTACTGGTCTTGAAGCCTTAATTCAATCACTCGTTTCCCAAAGTCGCGGGAGGGGGCCGGAAGGTCCTGGTTCCATTGTTTCCATGGAGACAGGATTTATTCCTGCGATGCGCAAACGCTTTGCAAAAGCTGCGGAACGCTATTTGTTTGGCGTTGAAACGCAAGTAATGGATTTGTTCGACGCTGCGTTGAGGCAAGTGGAATCTGCAGTTGATTTGCACATCGCAAAGATTCAAGGGCAGATTTCGCAAAGAATGAGAAGCGCTTTTTCCGTAGTGGATCTTGGCGTGCAGGAACGACCAATGCTTCCTGGTGCCGCTACAGGACAAGAGCCTCTAATGCTGCCTTCTGCAGGCGGAACAACACCGCAAGGACAGATGCGTTTCAACGCAGTTCGCACTGGCGAAGTTATTCCTTCTACACCATTGATGCTTCCGCCCGCTGGCGGCACCACGCCTCGCAGGGAAATGCGTTTCAATGCAGTGACATCTACTGGTGGACGAGGCGGCGGTTATGTCCCTCCCGGCGGTTTCCCGGAAGAGGGCATGCTTGGCATGCTTGGTGGGCGCCAAGGTCCAGCTACGTTTATTGGTGCTGGCAGTCAAATGGTGAAACTTAAAGCTAATTTAGATGCCACTGTTCAATCAGTAGAGCAGTTCCGCAAGTCTCAGATACCGCTAGCAGGTACCATGCAAGAGCTTGCCGGAGAATTTGGAAACGCGGCTCAGCAAGTATTGCTTTATGGAACGGCTTACAAAGCGCTTGCATTCTTTGTGGGCCTTCCTGGTCAGGCTTTGAATGCAGCAAAAAGCTTGCAAACATTTAACAACCAATTAAATGCAATCACTGGAAGCTCCGAGAATGCAGATCGGGCATTTGCTTTTGTTGATAATTTAGCTGCTCGTTTTAATGTGCCACTGGAAAGCGCTCGTCAGGGATTCGTAAAACTTTACGCTTCCATGGCTCCCGCTGGTTTTAGTAGCGGTGAAATTGAAAATCTATTCAGTGGAATTAGCAAAGCATCTGCAACTCTTGGACTCAGTTCTGATAAAGTTGATCGCGTTACTTATGCCTTCTCTCAAATGGCCAGCAAAGGTCAATTGATGAGTGAAGAAGTTAGCGGCCAATTGGGCGACGTAATTCCAGGCGCGTTGTCAATCATGGCAGAAGCTGCTCGCATGGACATTGCCACGTTCAAGAAAGCGATGGAAGATGGCGTATTCGTTGGAGAAACTTTTAAGCAGGTAATGAGCAATGTGCCTATTGTTTTGGAAAATCGTTTTGGGAAAGGAGCTGCTAACGCCGCGAAAACTCTTCAGGGTTCGATGAACGCTCTTGCCATTTCAACGCAAAAGTTTTATGAATCTTTTGAACCCATTATTTCTATGGGCGCAGCTTCAATTTTCCCCATCATTGCTGCTGCCATTAATGATGCAACGCAAGCAGTACAGGCATTTACTGCTGCTATGCAGGGCAATACTACTCCCGCTCAAATACTAGAAGGCAATGCTGCTCAAATTTATGGCGTATTGCAGCAATTAAGGGAAATCTTTGTAGCCGTCGCAGGAGTTATTCAAGGTATAGCTCCAACATTGATGATTGTCGGAAAAACATTTTTAACAACAGCGGAATACGTTGCAAAGCTTATTAATACACCAATCGGAGGTTTCCTTGCTGATCTTGCTGTCAAAGCCGGCATTGCGCTAATCGCCGTTCAGTTGCTTACAAAAACTGGAATAGTTGGATTGATTTCGCAGTTAATTTTGCTTCAAAGAAGCACTGCGGCGGCAGGCGGAGGTCTTCTCACTTTTGCCGGGAATTTAACAAAAACAGCTACGGCTGCTAAGCTTTTCAGACTTGCAATAACTGGACTAATTGGCGCTGGTATTTTGTTTGGAATCGAAGCTTTAGTCAATGCCATTGGCAGAATGGCTAATCGCCTGTCTGATGCAAGGAAAAATGCAATTGCTGCTCGCGATGCAATTAAGTCAATGACTGGAGCCGAACTCGGAGAGCAAATAATTGTTCAGCAAAACAAACTTCAAGCTTTAAGCAGAACTCAAAAAGCTGGAGGCAGGATAGGTTCCGAAAAAGATCGTCAAGCTTTAGAGCAAATGGGGATGAAGGTTTCGGCCACAGGCGGGACTTTTGTTGGAGGGCAGTTGATTGGCGGCAAGTATGCAGTTGACAAAAACTTGATTGAGTCTTTCCGAATTAGGGAGAAAGAGCAGCTAAAAGCAATTCAAGACCAAAGAAAATCGCTTTACGATACCACTCCTCTCCCGTTGAATGAGGTAGAGCTTGGCGCAGGGACAGGGGACGAAAAAGCAACCAAGAAAGCTCTCAATGACGCAGAGCAATTGGCGAAGCAAGAACAGCAGCGCCGCATTGAGCTTGCAAATTTTGCGAATGATATGCAAAAGATTGAATTTGACCGCGACGTACAGTTGAGTGATGCAGCTTTTGAGCACAAGAAAAGTCTTATTGATACACTCAATGAATATGAGCTTTCTGGCCTCAATGATATACAGGCTCGCCAAGTTAAATTTGCCCAAGACCTTAAGAAGATTCAATTGAATGCAGTTGATGCTGTCAGGAAGGCATTGCAAAAATCTCAAGAAGCGCAATTGAACGTAGTCACTGCGCAACGCACTGCACAAGCTGCCGGAGGAGGAGGGGGTCCATCTGTGGCCGGATTCACTCCAGCCGAACTATCCACTGCGACAGCCGCAGCGAGCAGGTTTACAGGTATCGCCAATATGTGCTCGGAATCCGTAAAAGCTTTTTACAAGAGCTTGGGAATTTCGCTGCCCGGCGTGACGGCATGGGCAGATACGGTGCGCAATGCCGGTACAACAATGAGGGATTGGTCCAAATTGGCGCCCGGCGACATTGTTGCCACTGGCAGGCCTGGGGACACTCCTCACGTTGGTGTTTATACTGGCGGACAAAATGTATTCCACCAAAGCAGGAGCAGGGGATTGAAGGCTGGCAATTATCCAGACCTTGATTACTTTAAGCAGGGTGGATACTTTGTTCGTCCCAATGGCGGAATGAAGCAATCATCTGCTTCTTTCTCCATGGATACAAAGATGCAGAAAGAAAGCTTTGATCTGCAAAAACAGCTTGCTCAATCCACGAATCAGATTGCTTTGCAAAGTTTGGAAATCGAAAGAGCAATTCAACTAGCAAAAGAGCAAACAGCGGCAACAATTAAAGCAAATATTGACAACATTTTCCCTGTTGAGAAACAAAAGCTTGATCTTCAGTTGCAGCAAATGCGGAATAATTTAATTTTACAAGGCATGCCACAAGAGTATATTGACTACGAAGAACAGCGTGCATTGAAGACGGAAGAGGCGGCTGCAGCTTCGTCGAAGATGAAGGACGCGATTAACGAAGCAAAAGTAGAGCTAGGTAAATACAATACCGAGGCGGCTAAGGGAATAGATTTGGCGCCAGAACAAAAAGCTCGCATGAAGATCCTTGAGGATCAAATTGCAGCGAATGAAGAAGGGCTTAAAAAATTAACGGACGCCCAGCGACAATCAAACATTGCTTCTCTTGAAAGTGCAATTGCGACGATGAAGCAAGCGGACGCTCTCAAGGCAATGGAAGAAGTGTCTGGGCGCATTGATGATGCCGTAGAAGGCGTCACTGGCACTTACAAGAGCATGTTTAAAGAGATTGCCATGGGAGGAGATTCAGTAGAAGCACTGAAAAAAGCTCAGCAAGCGCTTGCTGATCAATTCCTAACAATGGTCTTTGACATGGCAATGAAGCCAGTAGAGGAATCCATGAAGAACTCTCTCAGTAAAATGTTTGGCGTGCCCACTGAGAAAGAGAAGAGAGAGGAAAGCATCAAGAAGATGGAAGAGCAGCTTACGCAATTAAAGCTCATTGAAAACAATACGGCTATTGCCGCTGGTAAAGCGCCAGCATCTGGGACAGTTCCTACGCCTGCTGCTCCCATCCCCGGTCAAACAACAGCGGCTGGGACTACTGGTGGATTCTTAACTGGCACCGCCGCGCTTCAAACCCTCCCCTTCAACGGTCAAACAAGCGGCATGCTTCAAACACTGCCTTTCAACGGTCAAACAAGCGGCATGCTTCAAACACTGCCTTTCAATGGAGAGGGCGGATTCTTGTCTTCTCTCGGAATTGATAGCGATGCACTGTCTACTTCAATAACAGACAGCGCCAATGCCTATTCTGAGCAGCTAAGCAAGGTGGACGCTTCAGTATTTGAAAGCGCAAATGCTCTTGGTACGGCCGGTACAGAATTAGGAAAAGAAGGAGCTGCTGGCAAGAAGTGGCACGAAAGTCTTGGGCAGGCAGTTGGCGGGCTCGGCATGGCTGCCGGTGCTGTCATGGGCATTGTGGCAGGCATCAATCAAATTAAAGAAGGCGGCACTTCCAACGTGCTAGGTGGTATCGGCATGATTGCTTCCATGGCTGGTAGTTTGCTTGGAAGCTTTGGAGGTCTGTTCGGCGGAGGCGGAGGAGCGAGCAGTATTGTTAAAGGCGTAGACATGCCAGTTTCTCAAATGCCGGCCGGCATGGCGTTTGCAAATGGTGGCATCGCTTTTGGTGGATTCCGTGCCTTTGCCAATGGCGGCACAGTAAGCGGCCCAACTCTGGGGCTCATCGGTGAAGGTAAGTACAACGAAGCCGTTGTACCGCTTCCTGACGGTCGTTCTATTCCCGTGCAGCTCGGCGGACGTTCCGCTCGCGACATGATGGGCGGCAATGCTCCAGGTATGCCTCAGGCACCTTCTCTCAGTATGAAGTTTGAAACCACTAAGATCAATGGCGTAGAATACGTTAGCCGCGAACAATTAGAGCAAGCAATGACAGAAACTCGTCGTGCTTCCATTGCAGGAGGCGCTCAACGAGGCATGTCAATGACTCTCGATAAGATTAAGCAAAGTCCCTCCACTCGCTCTAGCATTGGTATTCGCTAATGGCAGTCTTTCCTTCTATTCGCCCCACAGGGCGTTCTTATTCTCCAGGGCAATTTCCCACTAAAACTTATCGCGGCCTTTCAGGCGCCACTGTTAAGCGAGTGTTTGGCAATCGTTCATTCGGCCATGGCATTGACTTGCAGTTTGAGAATATTTCTGACGTAAACACAAAGGCCATTCTTGATCACTACTATGGACAGTTTGGCAACTATGCTCGCTTTACTCTCCCTGATGCTGTTTTTTCTGGCACTTCCTCTGAGCTAAAAGGCGTTCTGCAGGCTCCTACTAGCATCCTTTGGGAATATGCCGAACCTCCGCAAGTGGAAAGCGTATTCAATGGACGAAGCACTGTTACAGTGAGACTGATTGGCGAGCTTGATTATTCTGGCGCTTGATAATGGAAACCTCAGTTCACATTGCTCATTTCCTTTTCATTCAAACGGCAAACGGTCAATCGCATTACTATCAAAACTACTTCTTTAATACAGGCGCTTCCGCCGTGGCAATTCCAGGCTCGGCCTCACCGAGTTATCGCCATGCTCCTTTTCGCGTGGAAGGAGCATTGTCTTCATTGAATGGAGAAAATAGCCTATTGCGTGTTTTGTTTCCTCACAGTGCTTTCACCATTGCTCTTGTTGAAAACGGAGAGGGAAATCGACTTAGTAAGCTGTCTTTGAAAACAGTATGGATGGCGACAACTGGCTCCATCCTTGACTACAGCGGCTACACAAAGACGGCTGAATATGAAGAATTTTATGTGGGCGTTGGAGCTTCTTTCGACGACACTACTGTAGAACTACGTTTTAGAAGCGCAATGGATAGCGTTGGCGCATCATTTCCAAGGCAAACATTCTCTTCCAAGAACGTTGGATTCTTGCCTTTGAATGCAGAAATTAGCCTGCGATGATTAATGATTTAATTGGCCTTGCATACGAGCGCAGAGCCCGATTTTGCGAAGGAGAAAATAAAACCGATTGCTTTATGCTTGTTTGCGAAGCAAGGCGTCGCTTGGGCCTTCATGACTACGAAGAGGAATTTCGCTGGGCATACGATGAATATGATTCCGGCAGTTTGCCAATGAAGAGGATCATTCGATGGTTATTCGATAATGGCAAAAGGACTAGAGAGAAAGAGGATGGCAACGTGGCCATTATTCTTCCAAGGCCAGGAGGTGAGGTGGCAGTGGGAGTGGCTTATGATGGGGGAATACTTACAGTTTCACGAGGAGGGCGATCATGGTGGTCATCGTCTTTTCCATCACTGAAACTGTTCAAAATGTTGCCTGATATTAAAGAATGAGACGCCTCCTTCCTTACGAACGCGCTCTGATTGACGCCCTTCAAATTTCAGAGGAAGAATACTGGCAGTTTTATTTGGCTCGATTGAATTATCGCGACAATAAAGAAGGCACCATTCTTGACGTGCGGAATGGCATAGAGGTCGGCACTGTTGCGCTTATCCTCACCATTGTTGGAACATTAGCGCAAGTTGGCGCTGCCTTACTTGCTCCGAAGCCAGAGGCTCCCAGTGCAACGATGGGACGGCGGAGCAGGAATTTATTCTTTGCTCCTCGATATGGTTTCAATTCCTTCCAGGAAGTGGCTCGTTACGGCGATCCAGTGAATCTCATCTATACGAATAATTCTGAGAACTCTGCCGGTGGAGTGAGGGTTAACACTTCGTTGGTTTGGTCTGCAGTGCATAGTCTTGGCTCTCGCCAGTTCATGCAGATGCTTACAGTTGTAGGCGCTGGTCCCATTGAAGAATTTGGTTATGGTCGCACAGCGTTTGGGCAAACGCCATTAAGGGACATTCCAGCTCAACGCTTCTGGCTTTATGCGCAACCAGACGGCGGACGCCTTTCTTTCATCCATAATCGCTTTCCACAGCCATTGAATGCCGATGATCCGTCCAGAGAAGGCATTGCTCCTTCTGATGCAGTTTATAAAGTTAACACGTCAGGATTAAGCAGGCCGGAAGGTTTCAGTCAAGCATTTTCCCCGACCACTGCTTCTTCGCTGGGGCTCTATGACGTGGTACCAATCCGAGTGCAAGTAGAAGATCGCGATGACGAAGGGAAAGAAGACCGCGACCAACTAGGAACAAATTTGACAGGCAGAGGAATTTATTGGCCAGATACATGGCCCACCTTAGGAGTGCGTCCTATTTTACCTGTAGATAGCGCACTCACTTTGATTTTTAGAGAGGACGATGGGAAACGAACAGATGATGATGTGGAGCGAGCAGCGGTAGACTTGCGCAGCTCATATATTACGGTTTTCGATTCTTCAAGCCTATACAAAATTGGCGCCGCTAAATTCAAGATGGTTTCTAGCTCCATTCAAAGTGGTAGCGATGTTGAGGGGCAATTTACATTTCGTTGCGTAGAGGCGGGAGTCTTGTGCGAAGAAGACTATTCCACTTTGAACTATCAGCAAAACGGAGAAGAGCTTAGAGCAAAAAAGCGTCAAATTGAAGCCTTAATTTCCCAATTGAATATTGAATATGGCCAGGCTTTTGCTAATAAGGTTAAGGGTGCAACTGCAGAACAAATTAACCAGTACCAAATTCGACTTGGGCAGTTAGATGAAAATATTTTGAATGCTTCGGCCATACGCAAGGGAAATATGGCGGCTCAGGATTTTGCAGACTTACTGGACGCCACTGGATCTTTCCCTGAAGCAAATAGACAAATTGAAGCCTGGGAAACTGACATTAGAGAGCGAAATAGAATTATTGATGCCAAAAGAGAAGAGCTTGATGACATTAACAGCTCGATCCAAGACGTTTTGGCGAAAAGACCATTTAACGACTCCGAGCGAAACGAAATTAAAAAACTTAGAGAAAAACGAGCTGGTCTTAGGCAAGACATTAAAGACCAAACCACCAATAAAAAGGAAAGCCGCACAAATCTTAACAATATTGTTCGGAGGCTTATGCCACGAGCGATTGAAGAAGGCCTATTTGATGGCTCGCCTCGCACAGATTTAAAAACAGAGTTGCGCAATATGCGCAACGAACGCCGTCAAATTAGACGCACCATTGATGAGCTTGTAAGAGACCAGCGCGATACAGCCGCTGAGACAATAGCGCAGCGAGATTGGCAGCGGAGATATGATGCAGCTCAGAGAGAACTTGGGGAGACCAATGCCGCGCTCAATAACAAAGATAATTGGAATGATTATTTCAATACTAAATGCATTGCAAAAATTGACGAAATTAGCTACGAAACGACTACAAAATGTGATGTTATAAATTTTTGCTTCAAGAGTAAAATCTTTCAGCGCATTCAAGGGCGTCAAAGCAAATACGCAGAAACAGACATGCAGGGTCACAAGGATAGCGACAATGGCGTGCGAAATCGCACTTCACTATTTTGGATGCTGTATAAGAAGCCAACTGACACTCGCTATACGAGAGCAAAATACGTGCTTGCTATTCGCAATGGAAAGGAGGTGGACATCTACACGCATCTTCGCTTCATTGCAGCAAGTAAAGAAAAATGGCAGTTTAAATTTGAGCCCATTCTTGATCTTCCCGCAGAATTGCGCACCCATAATAATGGCGCAAACATAGATGTTTTATATCTGCGCACTTTTGGTTACGGGCTAAATGATGAGCAGCAAACGCTGCCTCTTGATGGTGGGCATAGTTTAGTGTTTCGTGGTAAGCGCCGTCAAACCATTCGCCTTCGCCCACACCTTAATCGCACCCCTAAGTTTGTTGATGAATGGGGGCTTTTCTCATTGCGTTCCGACACGCAGATTTCCTTCTCGTTTGATAGCGGCCCAGAAAATACGCTAGCCGCTGTCACTGAGCAGCAGCTCCAATCCTTCTCTCCCAGTCTCTACCAAGATTTAGTGTTGCTTGGTCTTAATATCTACAGCGGGCAGGGAGTGCAAGACTTGCGTTCTCTTAGTGCATGGGTAACAAAAGGGAAAAAAGTCAGAAAACTAAGCGATGGCGGGAGCTATTCTTCTGCGCTGGTTTCATCTACTAGCTTTGCGCCAGAAATTTTTCTTGACACAATTCTTGATGAGAAGAATGGCATTGGCGCCTATGCGAATGTCAATGGTATTGATACGGCGCGTCTTGGTTTGGCACAGAAATTCTGCCGGGCCAATAGCTACTACATGGACGGAGTGATTGCGGAGCCGCAGTCATGGCGAGAATTCTGGAGCACTGTCGCGCCATTCTCCCTTCTGGAATTTGCACGAATTGGCGGCAAGGAAACTTTGGTTCCTGCAGTGCCTTATGACACATTTGGCAACGTCACCAGAAACATTTCCATTTCTGCGTTGTTTAACCAAGGCAACATTCTTGAGGACAGCTACAAGGAAGAGTTTCTTGATTATGGCGATAACACACAAGATTTGATTGCCACCATTGTCTACCGCAACACTGAGAATGATAATGTTTTCCCAAGCAATACAAGCTTGACAATTATGCTTGCCGACGCTAGCGAAAGCACTAGCGTTCGCCAAACGTTCAATCTGTCTGATTTTGTCGTTCGCCGTACGCAAGCGCTACATTACGGGATGTTGCTTTGCCAGCAGCGAAGGCTATCGAGGCGTGCTGTTGAGTTCAAAACATTCCCCACTGAAAGTCCCATCGAGCCTGGTAGCTACATTTACGTGCAAACAGATCAGAATCAATGGGATGACTTCCGTAGTGGCATTGTCGAAGCAGACGGCAGACTAAACACGCCATTGGCCGAGGATCCAATTAATGGCTCCTACACAGCGCTTTTGTATAGCGGCAGTCCCAATGAAGGTATTGTAAAGCTTTCAGTGTCAGTGGCAGACAGTCAATCGTCCTCCCTTGCTGCATACGAAGGATGGTTGTTTGTACTTGGCACTGCAGTGACTGCCAAGCGTGTTTTCCGAGTAACTGAAGTGTCAATGGAGGAAGAAGGTGAGATTACAGTGAGAGCCATTGAACATCCTTGCGAAGAAGAAGGCGGGCAAACAAAATCCAAAATTGTTCGTTTTGATCCATCGCTTTATCGCATTGATTAACCATTGCTGAAAGTGCTAAGATTAAAACAAAAGACTTAGAACAATGCCCTTTTACACTGGTCGTACTGGCAAACTGCGTCTTGGTGGCAGCGAAGTATCAAAAGTTCGCAACTGGACGCTTGACACTTCAGTCAACATGCTTGACACCACAGCGCTGGGAGACGCTGCCAATACTTTCACTCCTGGTCTGTTTAGCGCCACTGGCAGTGCTACATTGTCGTATTACAATGGCGACACCACTGATGTGACCAATCTTCTTGAGAAAATCACCAAAACTGGTGCCGTCACTGAAAGTGACCGTGTAAATCTGACCTTTGAAGTGGGTACTAGCCAATCGTTCAATGCTGATGCCTACATCAACAGCGCCAGTATCACTTCCTCTACTGACGAACTGACCACCGTTTCGTTTAACTTTACGGTTGATGGTCCCCTTGATGCAGTGGTTCTCACTGGTACCACCTGATAGGATGCTTAATTTACAATTTGCATTGTTCGTACAATGGAAGAATAGTCGCTGAGGCGAGATGACGTTTTTTGTTGGCCATACAGGCGCTATCAAGCTTCAGCGAGGAGGTGAAAACACTTTCACGACTATTGTTTCGCCTAGCGATATAAATACAGCGCTAAATCGCTTTAGCTTTGAAGGGAGCGATGACAACTTAATCACTGGCGATCTTCTGGAAATTTCAACCGAAGATCCCAGAGGGCTTTTGTTCATGCCGGCTACGTTCTGGAGCATTCCAGGGCCAGACGTGGATGGCTATAGCGCAGTGGCATGGTCATCAGGAAGCACTGCCGCAATGTCGGGCTATTTAGATGATGATATTACGACCAGCAGCGACTTTCCCCCTGAAGGGTATGACGAATTTAGACTAAGCGACTATATTATTTCTGACAATATTAGAGCCTATGCCAATATAAACCGCGTAGGCGGCATTCGCTTGTTTGAAGACTTTGGCGATGCTATAAATAATGAAAGAGCAAATGAATATAGTCTGGCTAAATTTTACGGCGAACCAATTGAAATTACAGTGGGGGTAAGGGATACAAGATATAACACACTTGGCTCTGTCACATCGTTTGAGATTAACACTGACAGGGCCGCAATGGAAACAACAAGTCTGTCCGACCGATTTAAGCAGCAGTATTCTGCCGGCTTATTAAGTGGCAATGGCAGTATCGAATGTTTATTTAGTTATGAAACAGTAGCGGATCAGGACGTGCCGCTGTTCTTGTTACAAGTAATTAATCGCTTGGACGTGGGAAGTAGCTTTAAGGCATTACTCGCATTGTCCTCAGTGGAGCAATCGCCTACTTTTAGAGAGGAGGTTTATTACGACATAGAGGCGGTAGTGACGAGAGCAGGAGTAACTGTGACTTCTGATGCTTTGGTGGCTTGCTCTGTTGATTTCGTTACTACTGGCGAATTCAAGATTAGAGTGGGCGTTCCTCCAGAGTACATTTTGAAGGAAGACAACGATGCCATTTACCTTGAGCAGGGCCTTGATTACTTGCTGAAAGAAATTGTTGATTGATGAGGTAAAGCTAGTCGGGCGATAATAGCTATTATCGAGAGAGACTAGACTGTATTTAGCTTTGCCTTTCTGAGAGATGGCCGATCAAAGAATTACGGAACTCGTTGAACTTCCTCAGGGAGGCGTAGCTTCCAATGACGTGCTGCCCATTGCAGACGTTACTGCCAGTCAAACCAAAAAGGTGCAAGTGAAGAGCCTGATTCAGGCAGGCTTTAACATTGCCGATGCTTCAACGCTTGATATTTCCAAGATCAATCAAGGCAGCGCTGCAAAATTTACCGGCGTTTCCATTGCCACCAATACGCTTACATACGACAAAATCCAGCAAGTAAGTGCCAACAAGCTCCTTGGACGCAGTGCGTCTACTGGCAATGTAGAAGAAATTGATTGTACTGTTTATATTCGCACGCTTCTTGACGATGCGGATGCTGCCGCTGCTCGCTCTACGCTTGAGCTTGGCATTGTTGCCACTGGCAACACCGTCAACACTTCTCTTCTTGAAGACTTAAGTGTTACCACTGGCAAGGTAAACAATCTTGCTATTACTGCTGGCAAGCTTGCCGCTGATGCAGTGGAAACGGCCAAAATCCTTAATGGTGCCGTCACTTCCGCCAAAATTCAAACTAGTGGCATCACCGGGGTCAATGTAAGCGCTGACGCCATTGATACTATTCATATTGCTGCTAGCGGCATTACGTTGGCAAAAATGGCTTCCAATTCAGTTGGAACCATTCAGATTGTCGACAGTGGCGTCACCCAGGCGAAGCTGGCAAGCAATGCAGTTGCCACCATCAATATTGTTGATAGCGGCATCACTCAAAATAAGCTTGCTGCAAATAGCGTAAATACTATCAATCTTGTTGACAGCGGCGTTACGCAGGCAAAGCTAGCAAGCGATGCCGTTGCAACAATCAATATCGTTGACGATGCTATTACCATTGCCAAAATGGCCGACGGCAGTGTTAGTACTGCTCAGTTAGTCGATAGCGGCATCACTCAACCAAAACTAGCGAGTGGGGCAGTCGCAACAATCAACCTTCTTGACAGCAGTGTCACGCTCGCCAAAATGGCAAGCAATAGCATTGGCACTTCTCAGCTTGTTGATAGTGGCGTCACACAAGCAAAGCTAGCTGCAAACTCAGTGGCCACGATTAACGTGGTCGACAGTGGCATTACGCAATCCAAGCTTGCATCTGGAAGCGTTGCGACTGTCAATATCATTGATAACGGCGTCACTCAAAGCAAGCTTGCGTCAGGCGCTATTGGCACTGTAAATATCATTGATTCCGCTATTACTTTGGCAAAGATGGCCAATAATAGTGTTGGCACTTCTCAGCTTGTTGATAGTGGAGTTACACAGGTAAAACTAGCGAGCGATGCTGTTAATACAGTCAATATCCTTGATAGTGCAGTTACGCTTTCCAAGCTTGCAGTAAATAGCGTAGACACCACAAAGATTATTGACAGTGGCGTCACCCAAGCCAAACTTGCTGCTAATGCAGTGGCAACAGTCAACATTGTCAACAGCGGAATCACCCAAGCGAAACTTGCTGCCGATGCAGTTGCGACTATTAATTTGGTTGATGGCGGCGTCACTTTTGCAAAGCTTGCAGCCGATAGCGTCAACACAATCAATTTGGTTAATAGTGGCGTCACTCAAGCCAAGCTTGCAGCGAATGCAGTGACAACTGCAAATATCGTTAACAGCGGCATCACTCAATCAAAACTCTCCAGTGGCGCTGTTGATACTGTTAATCTTGTTGACGCTGCCGTAACGCTTGCCAAGATGGCGAGTAACAGTGTTGGGACGAGCCAACTAGTCAATAGCGGAGTCACCCAAGAAAAGCTGTCCAGCGGATCCGTTGCCACAATCAACATCATTGACTCGGCTGTAACGCTTGCCAAGATGGCAAATGCAAGCGTTGATACTGCTCAACTTGTAACCAGCGGCGTTACGCAAGCAAAACTTGCGAACGATGCAGTTGCCACCGTAAATATTATAAATGACGCCGTAACTCTTGCCAAAATGGCAAGCGGAAGTGTCAATACTGCACAGCTCGTTGACAACGGAATTACCACTGCGAAGATTGCATCTGGTGCTGTCACCATTAGCAAGCTAAGTCTTTCTTCTGGAGAACTTTCCGGCGCTGTCATTACTGCCAGCTCCATTCCCTCTGGAAGCTATGCAAGTGGATCCATTCCCACTGCTGCCATTGCAGACAATGCAGTTACGTTTGCCAAGATCCAGCAAGTAGCAAGTGGCGTGCTTCTTGGTCGCGCTTCCGCTGGTAGCGGCAACGTGGAAAGCATCACGCTCACTGAAGCTGGTAGGGCGCTCCTGGACGATGCCGATGCTGCTGCTCAGCGCACAACGCTTGGCATTGGTACCATGGCAGTGCAGGCAGCTTCTGGCGTGGCGATCACTGGCGGCACAGCCGTGCTCAGTAGTGGCACCATTTCTTATGCAACCATCAATGGAGGTGTCATCAGCGGCATCACTGATCTCGCAGTTGCAGATGGCGGCACAGGCGCCTCTACTGCTTCTGGCGCTCGCACCAATCTTGGCTTGGCTATTGGCACTGACGTGCAGGCTTATGACGCTGCACTGGCTTCAATTGCAGGGCTTACCACTGCGTCTGGTCAGCTCATTTATACCACTGCTTCTGACACCTACGCGACTACTGCAATTACTGCGGCTGGTCGTGCCATTCTTGATGATGCAGATGCAAGCGCTCAGCGTACAACGCTTGGCCTTGGTTCGCTAGCCGTAAAAAACACAGTTGGAAGTGGTGACTATGATTCCTCTTCCATTGTCACTGCCAATATTGCCGACAGTGCAATCACCACCGCAAAGCTTGTTGATAGTGGCGTTACTGCTGTCAAGATTGTTGACGCAAACGTTACGGCAGCCAAGCTTGCGAGTGATTCAGTTACTACTGTCAAGATTGTTGACAGCAACGTTACAACTGCCAAAATTGCTAATGCAGCAGTTTCTTATGCAAAAATTCAGGCTACAAGCTCAAGCGATGTCATCCTTGGTCGTTTTTCTGCAAGTGGTGGCACGGTAGAGGAGATTGCTTGTACTTCCGCAGCTCGCTCCATTCTTGATGACGCCAGCGTTGCTGACATTCGCACGACGCTTGGCCTTGGCACGCTTGCCACACAAAATGGAAGCTTTTCTGGCACTTCCACTGGCACTAATACTGGCGATCAAACCATCACTCTTTCGGGGGACATCACGGGCACTGGCACTGCTGGATTTGCTACCACCATTGCCAATGATGCCGTCACAACTGTCAAGATCCTCAATAGTGCAATTACCACGGCAAAAATTGTTGACAGCGGCGTAACTGCTGCAAAGCTGTCCGACAATTCTGCTGCTGTTGTTGCTGGCTCCACTCCCACGGGCGATGGCGATTTTATTGGTCAGCAATGGCTCAATACAAATACTGGTGTTGAATACACTTGGACGGGAAGTGCTTGGCGGAGGCAAAGTGGGCTCGCTACTACTGTCATTTCGGGCGACACTGTTTACACTTATGCCACATCTTACCCTGATGAATTTAGTGCTTCCATTGTTCCTTCGTTAAATACGCAAGTAGCAACACGCTTCTTTGCTGGCCCGGCAAGTGGCAATACTGACGCTGCTCCTACTTTCCGTGCTATTACTACCGACGATCTTCCCAAGGCGACCACTGCTGCCCTGGGCGTGGCTCAAGCTGGTACAGGCTTGGTCACTGTTAGCGGCATTTTTAATCACGCAAATAGCGTGGCTTCTGGCACTTATTACAAAGTAATAGTAGATGAGCAGGGGCACGTTAGCGCTGGCGAAGCTTCTCTCGTTGCTGATGATATTCCTTCTCTTCCTGCAAGCAAAATTACCACTGGTACATTTGGTAGCGGCTTCATTGCAGACGAGGCAATTCTTGCTTCTAAGCTTGCTAACTATTCAGTGAGCCAATTTGGTGAAGCTCCGCCAGTTGCAGATTTTATTGGGCAATTCTTCTTCAATCCATTGGAGAAAGATCTCTATCTATGGGATGGTAACGTTTGGAACCCAGTTGGTATTAGTGTTGGCGAAATTATTTTTGGCGGCACTTACAATGCAAGCGGCAATACTATTGCAAGTGTTAGTGCTGATGGAGCTGCCATTGGCCTTTCTTTAGGGCAGCCACTTCCTGCAGCATCAACCACATTTAATCGCTATTACGTTGTTGTGGCGAGTGGTGGAACGGGAACATCGCCTGCTCCTGAAACTGTCTTGCAGCCGCCCGACATTTTGCTTTGCAATGGTACGGCATGGGTGGAGCTTGACGTTAGTTCCACCTATCTGTCGCAAACTGCTTCTAACGTTGCATTTGCTCCCGCTGGTACTATCGGCAGCACCAATGTGCAATCCGCCATTGAAGAAGTTAATGCTGAATGCCGCAATATCAATAACGTGGCAAGTGGCATTTTGACCACTGGTTATGGCGGTACGGGCTTTAATACCTACACGAAAGGCGACATTCTTGTTGCCAGTGGAACAACGCTTGTTAGGCAAGCAGTTGGGACCAATGGACAAGTGCTCACTGCTAATTCAGCATTTGGAGGTGGCGTGCATTGGACTACGCCTACTGTTGGCACTGTCACTTCAGTAAGCGTCAACTCTCCGTTAACTGTCGTCAGTGGAAGCACTACTCCCGTTGTTTCTATTCCCGATGCATCGACAAGCGTAAGGGGAAGCGTCCAGCTCACTGATAGCACGAGCACTACCAGCTCCTCTCTTGCCGCTACTGCCACTGCAGTCAAGAGCGCTTTTGACCTTGCCAATGCTGCCCTTCCGAGGGCGGGTGGCACCATTACTGGCGAAGTGGTCATCGGAAGCGCTGGTACGCTGTTGTTTGAAGGCGCCACTGATAACGCTTTTGAAATTCAACTTACTGCTGCTGATGCCACTTCCGATAAAGTGGTTACGCTGCCAGATACTACTGGCACCATCATCACCACTGGCGACACTGGCACTGTCACTAATACGATGCTTGCTGGCAGCATTGCTGATACCAAGCTCGATACTATTTCTACTGCTGGAAAAGTTAGCAATAGTGCCACTACTGCAACTAGCGCCAATACGGCAAATGCAATCATCGCTCGTGATGGCAGTGGCAACTTCTCCGCTGGTACTATTGATGCCACCATTGATGAAGGCACTTTCTGATCAATAAAAACAAAAGCCTTTTAGAATTGCGAAAGACTTATTAGTCTTCTGTAATTCCGAAAGGCTTTAATCATGGCTGGTGTTCTTCAGCATCTGCGTTCATCGACGCTTAATAAGCGTCCTAATCCTGCTTCTATGGTTGATGGTCAAGTTGCCATTAACTATGCAAGTGGCAGTCCTGGCATGTTCTTCAAGGACAGCAATGGAAGCCTGGTAAAAGTGGGGCCTGTACACGTGGGGAGTGGCGCTCCTAATGCCGTGCCTGCAAGTGGTGGCACTGCTGGTAATTCTATTGGGGAGCAATGGCTTGATACCAGTGGTGGCACTTATGTGTTCAAGATTTGGGACGGTGCTGCATGGCGCAGTGAGGCCGGTGAGTTTGTAAACGCTACTGGCGATACGATGACGGGCGATCTCGTCATGAATAATGCCAATGTAGTTTTTGAAGGCAGCGTTGATGACGGCTTTGAAACTACGCTTACTGTTGTCAATCCCACTGCTGACCGCACTATTACATTGCCGAATGTTACTGGCACTGTAGTTACTACTGGTGATAGCGGTACCGTTACTAGCACAATGATTGCCGATGGCACCATTGTTAATGCTGATGTTAATGCAAGCGCTGCTATTGCTGGCACGAAGATTAGTCCTGACTTTGGTAGTCAAACCATTCAGACCACAGGCATTGTTAGTCATGCACTTGGCAGTGCATCTGCACCAACTGTCACATTTACCGGCGATACAAACACCGGCATCTACTCCCCCGGTGCAGACCAAGTAGCCATCTCGACTAATGGCACTGGGCGGTTGTTTGTTGATGCGAGTGGGAATGTCGGGGTTGCTACAAGCCCATCTGCCTGGTCAGCATTTACGGTGCTTCAAATTCAAAAGGGTTCAATCGCTTCGTCAGGTGATGACCTTAATCTGATGGCTAATGCTTACTATGACGGATCAGATTATCGTCGCATAGGAACGCAGGGCGT